ACTTAATTTTTTAATATCTTTATCATAGTATTTTACCTCTGGCAAATTAGCAACTTCTTCCTTCAATCCATTAAAGTAGTCTTTTATTTCTTTATTAGCATCTCTATACTTACTATTAGATTCATTAATCTTCTTTTCAATATTTTGTTTTGCTTCATTCAATTTACTCAATACACTCTTCTTCAATAATCTATCATCATCTTTAAATTGATTCCTATGCTCATATATTTTAAGAGCAGTTTCTTTTAGTTCCTCATATATTTTATCTTTAGTTTCTTGCAGATACTTCTTTACTTCTTTAATCTCAACTTTCTTTTCAAAATCTTTGGTGTCAAAATTTTCTGTTAGATTCTCAATGTCTTGATTGAATGTATCTTTGAGAGTTCTAAGATTATCATTGACTTTATCAAAGTCATCATCTATGACACTAAAAGTTTTTCCAATCCAAGAAAAATCAGGAACTTCATTTACCTCATTGACCCACTTAGGAAATTTAGGAATATCTGCTCTGACACCATCTATGCTTTCTTTTAAAGATTCTATATCACTTTCATAGTATCTTACTTCTGGAACTTCTGGAATGCTTTCTTTAACTTGCTCTATATGAGTAAGGAGTTCTTGCAACTCATTATCATATGATTTTATTTCAGGTATCTCAGGAATACTTTCTTTTACATCATTGACTAGACGTAATAACTCAGGCCAAGGAGGAACAATGTCCTTTACTTCCGCAAAAGTTTCTCCATTAGCATCTTCTATGGTTTGTGTTTCTTCCTCTACTTCTATATAACCTTCTACTGAGGGTAAATCTTCTTCTTCTAATAAGTCAGCAACTGACGGAAGTTCTTCTAAACTCTCTGAAAAGTCGTCAATAGATGGCAAATTTTTATAGTCGTCAGACATGTTATGAGTATCTTAGTACTTTGGGATTTCTCTCCCTATGTTTTATTTAGAATCTTTTGGAATGCTATTCTTTAATAATTTTTGCAACTCTGCAGTTGATCCAACAAATAAAGCATTGTTGACAGTGTTGGGACCTTTAGATACTTTATCTTCTTCTACATCTTTTAATTTCTTTTGCAAATCCATAAGTTTGTCAGTAGCATCAGATACACTCTTAATTAACTGACCAGCAACTTCATATGCTCTAGGCATTTCACTATCCTGAGCTAACTCAAGAATACCATCAATTGCCTCTTGCCCCTTTTCTATTATACTGTATAGATTACCTCTTGTATATTCATAATCTCTTTCTATATCTGACCTTTCATGCTTCTCAGGTTTAGTAATTCCAACTTCAGTAGTTTCAGTAGAGACTACTTCCCCAGTGACATTAAATGCATCATTTAATTTGTCAAAGTTTTTAGTCATTAGATGGTTCCATCAAATCCAAAGTCATCACCAAATTCTATGGCACTATTATCACTAGCAGTGATAACTTTAATTTCTGCACCAAGAACATGAGATGCTGCAGTGCTGTTGTCTTGTGCTCTCTTGACAGTTAGTGTTGTGCCAGAGATAGACTCTACAAACATCTCCTCTTGATCTATGTATATGTAATTAGTTTTCTGTATGCCATCTACACTATTAACACTAAAGATTGCCACTTTATCATCTATGTTCTCACTTAGGTTTGTAGTGACTGTATCTCCATACGCTTTAGTGGCTCTAGGTACAACACTATAAGTAACCTCCCTAACTGGGGTTGTAGTTTTGGAACCAGCAACATATCCAATAGATGCCTTTTTGATAATATCTTTGGATACATCTGTGTTGACTGGACCAAAGAAATATGTCTTGGCAGTAAATCTCATAGTATAGATTAATGCTCTTCTAGTGGAGAAATCACTCTCATAATCATCACTAGTAGTAATTGAATTTAAAACAATGGGAATATCTCTCTTCTCTCCAATAGTATCAACTAAGTCTACTGATACAGTGTAAGCAGGTTGAAAATATGGAAGTATTTGCTCTACTATCTGAAGCATATCATCATTTAACTTAGTAAAAATACTAAGTTCAAAATCTAAGTTATATGGTACAGGAAGATATGTTTTTGCTATTGTACTTTTATCACCCTTTACACCTTTTAAAAATGTTTGTGTGGTTGTAGATTTTCTAGATGGATCATAATTCAGACCATTCATTTCAAAAGACATTCTAGGCAAACTGATCTGAACAGGTCTGTTTAGATCTGGAACTTGCTCCAATCTTGCTAAAAATTTCTGAGTGGGACCATATGCTAGAGGAACTTTAGTGGTGCTAACAACAGAGTCATCGCTACTAGTATGTTGTATATTTACGTTGTTAAAGATAGAACCAAATGATATAATGGTTCTTCTCATTATTTCGTGATAAAAATACTCAAACATTTTTATAATCCTTTTATATTGTATTTATGGCATTCCAAATGGATTAGACTCTGTAAAGTCTAAGATGTCATCTGCAGCACTTTGTATTGGCGTATTCTCTGCAAATCCATCATCATCATTTGTAGCAGCAACTATCTGATACTCATAAGTAGCACCTGATGTACCACCTGTGATAACTTCTCCAACTGTAAATTCACCACTTGTGATAGAAACTTTAAGTTCTCTAGTAGATGCATCCCATGATTTGACTCTAGCAGTTGTGCTACTTGCAGCACCAGTTACAACTTCATTGAATATGTAATTTCCAGAACCACCTGTAAATGGTGAAGTAACTGTTGCAGTAGGAGCACTAGTATATCCAGAACCACCATTAGTAATTCCAATCTGAGTAACAATACCAACTGTGTTACCACTACCTACATACGCAATTGCAGTTGCTGTTGTTCCTGATCCTGGTGCTGATGAGAAAGTGATTGTTGGTGCAGTAGAATATCCACTACCACCAGTAAATGTAACAACTCCTAGTGTGCCATCACTGATTGTAGCAGTAGCAGCAAAACCTGCTCCTCCACCACCTACAACAACTACACTTGGAGCAACTGTATATCCAGAACCTGGATTGATGATATCAATTCTTTGTATTTTAGAAGATTTAACTCCATCATAATCAACTATGTCATCTGTCATAGATGCTATACCAATAGCAGTGATTCCTCCTGCAGGTGCAGATGAGATTGCTACTCTTGGGAGACTAGTATAATCCTCTCCTCTGTTAGATATAGTAACAAAAGATACTCCACCATCCACTATGCCAGTTGTAAGCACTGCAGGTGTTCCTGATGCCACTAGAGTAAGTGTCTCAATGTAACCTGCTTTCTCTAGGTTATCATCAATATCACCCACTCCTGTGTCAACCACCTCATCCTCATATCTGTAAAGCTCACATCTAAGTTCATATACATAATTCTTCTTTAACTGGTAGAATGGTTTTTCATGTTCTACAAATTTAATCTCAAATAACCTATCTCCTAGTGGGAAATATACAAGATCTCCCTCTTTTGGTCTAGTTGCTAATTCTATATTTGGTATATTTTTGATTAGTGGCGTAATATAATTTTCAAATCTATCTCTTGAGATAACCAAGGTTAAATCATCAAGTGCCTGAACACCAAACTTGGATAGCAGAGAACCTTGTCCTTCATAACCATCAAAGGTATCTACATATGCTTCAAGTGGTATTGCTTCTTCAAATTTAGATTCTATGACCTCCTGTATTACAGTGTTTTTAGTAATGTATGTTCTAGGAATGTAGTAAATCTCCACTCCATACATTTTAATCTGTTCATTTATTAAACTTTGAACTAGATTTTGTTCACCAGAAGACCCTTGTAGAAAGAAAGGATTGAGTGCCATATTATTAACCTATCATATCTAGTGGAGGAAGTTCATAAGTATTAGACATCATCTCTCTTATCTTATCTAAGTCTTTTTCAGCATCTTCATATATCTCTCTCCCATTTAATTCTACTCCACCTGGCAACTTAACTCCCTGAAACTTCATGAGATTTTGCCCCCACTGTCTCTTGATAAGTGCAGTAGCATATGGTTTTAAGAATGAATCATTATAAACTCTAGGATATGAATCTGGATCTAGAAGTGTAAAACAATCAATTACTAGATGATCATCAACAGATAAACTACCCCAGTCAAGGTCTAAGTATAATCTATCTTGTCTCTTGTTAAATCTTATCTGCTTCTCTGTGGTAAGTAAAAAATTAATATCTTCCAAATAAGTTTTTACCATAGCGTATGAAAGAAGTTCAGTAGCACCCCAATAATATATGTCATTCAAAAACAACTGATACTTCACACTAAACATATTGTTAGTGATGGTGTTACTTCCATCAAAGTGAAAAATTTTAGTTACTCCTAATACTTCTGGAGGAATAGGAAGGAAGTTGCTATTCTCAGTATATCCAAATTGAGTTGTTACTCCTACTGTAGTATTAACTGTGGTAGTTGTTATACCTGCACCACCAGTTGCCTTTCCTCTATCAATATCTTCTTGTGTTATCTTATACTTTAAATAGGTTTGATATACACCATCAAAGTGTCTCTCTTGAAAGTATTGAATAGCATCATCTATCAGATCATCTATTTGCTCATCAGCAACATTTATTTCTAGAACAGGCGCACCAAGTTTTCTTTTGCAGTAATCAATGAGCTCTGATCTAGTGGAAGGTTGCGCCATCTATCTACTTTACTATTATAAGTTTATTTATGGTGCTGATGAAATACCAGATATTACTAATACATCTCCTGACACTATTCTAAAAATTGATGATCCAGATCCAACCAATACATCATATACATACCTACCTTCTTTTAAATTTCTAGTAGCAGTAGATCCTAATGACAATCTAAACTCCCCACCCTTGGCACTGGTGAATCCAACATTGAATGTTGCTTGAGCACCTAGTGTAGCACCAATAGCAACACTCTTTGCAAGTTGAGCAGAACCAGTATATCCAGTAAAATCAAAAGCAGTTCCTGAAGTTCCAACTACAGTATAGTCAGCATCCAAGTCTGCTCCTGTATTGATGGTGAGATTTACACCATATGCAACACCTGAACTAGGATCAAAAGTAAAAGTGTTTTTAGCCATTAGACAGTGCTCTTAGTAAATTTTTGATTTCATTAATATCATCCTTTAAGTTTTTCAATTCATGCTCCATATTATCTATTCTATTAGATCCTTGTCTCTTTTTTTTGCGTAGTGAAATATAATTATTATATTCACTGCTGCTAGTATTCACAATAGCATTATTATTGTCATCACGTTTAAGATTGACATGTCCCTCTACTTTCATATTATGCAAGTGCAATAACTCTAAGATTTTTAACTCTAGGTGGTTGAGCTTGATTTGTACCAGTTCCTACCAATTTAATACTAAAGTATCTGAAGGTAGACAAATCATCAATGGTGAATTCATAATCATTATAAATTACTTGATTTGGTGTATATGCTATAACATCTGTTTTAGCAGTCAAAGTATCAGGTAATCCATTATTTTTTGCTGGATCTATGATTTGTCCAGTTGCTAATAAGTTAGTATGACCAGGGAATGGTTCATAAATTAACTCATCATTAGGACCCTCTGAGACAGCATAGAATGCTCTTATATCACTAGTAACATTAATATGTGCTTCCATGTGAATCTTGATTCCAGTAGCTCCAGATTTCAAAGTAATTGGTTTGCATGCATAAACAAATGCATTAGGATCATCCTTCAGTGTGTTAACTCTATTGTCTGTCACATAATCAGTGATTGGTTGATTCAATCTATTAGAGCATAATATGACCCCAATCCTATCTAAATCAACTATTGGAGAAAGAGTTGGATCTGCTCCAAATAAAGATAAACTCATGGTGAGTGATTTATTATCTGGAAGACTTGGCAATGATGTTGTTTCATTAACTCTAGAAGCTATCATTCTAGGAGTAGACATATAGTTATCACCCTCTAGACTAATATTTTCAAATCCTTTATCAACAAATGGAGATTCTGATCCATCAACACTAGATGATGTAATGGTTCTTACCTGTGCTGTTAAAGTAGTTCCTGCTGGAGTGACATTTTGAACTATGGGTGTTATCACTTCAAATGGTATATTTTCAGTAGATACAATTTTTGATCCACCAGAAGATTTGGTTTGTTTGAATTTTAATTTTGGAAGACTAGTTCCTACGGATCTATCTACTCCATTAGCAGATGTGTCAATTTTTATATTGAAGAAATCTAACCCTTGAGGATTAGTTGTAGTAGCATTTGCTAAGTTGTGATTAGTATTAATTCTTCTTAATGAGATACCATTTAACTCATATTTGTTGACTATATCAAGAGCACTATGTGATAGCGTCTTGGTTGAATCAACTCCTCTAGTAACTCCAGTTAAGGTGTTATTACTTACTCCACTATAAGAGAGTATCTCACTTCCAACCTTGACATAACCTAGATTAGTAGAACCAACACCCACACTTTCAAACTCAGCAAAATCTGTAGCATCATCTAAAGATATAGATCCAGTTGATGCTGAATCATAATCTGCAGATAATACAGTTGGTTGAACATCTGAAGTTACATCATTTATAGCAACTATATTTTGAGTTGAATACATTCCATGATTTTTTTGATTGACTTTTATATGAAGTCCATCATCAATAGTTACAGGAGAATCTGACAATAAAACATTTCCACCAGCAGAGTGATTTAGTGTGGTTACACCAGCACCTGTGACATATTGAATAGTTTTAGTAGCACCAGTTTCAAAATCACCTTGAACATTGTCAAGAACAAATTCATTAGTTCCAGTGATGGAAGCAATTGAGAATTTAATTCCTTGACCTAGTGATGTTAGTCCAACAGTAGATACACCAACTACATCTCCAATAGAATAACCAGTCCCACCATTAGTAACAGTTGCAGCAACTGCCACTCCATTGGTTATGGTCATATTCAATGTTCCATTTCTTCCTCCTCCAGTTTGAGTGACC